CTTGGCTTTGCAGATGTGGCGCTTGAGCGTGTCGCCGAGGGAGACGACGAGCGTCTCGTCTGCGGTCAACTCGCCGGCGACTTGCTTGGCTTTGAAGGCGGCGAGCTGCTCGCCGAGCGGGACACTCGGAAGGCTTTCGACCTTCCAAGTGCTGCCGGTGCGAGTGAGCGTGATTGCTAGGCGCATCAGGTTTAAGCCGAGACGATGCGCTTGAGGGCGGCGGCGTGGCCGAGTGCGTAGCCGTAGTTGACCTCGAGGACTTGTTTTTCGGTGTCGGTGTCGGGGTCAGCCCATGCGCGGTATTCGATGGTCAAGCCGGTCTCGGGATCGACGGCGGTCTCGTAGCTGGTGAGGTGGTTGAGCACGCCAGGGGATGGCTGGATGGGCGAGAAGGCGACCAAGATCGACTCGGGGAGTGCGACCATGCCGACGAGGTTCTGGCTGTTGCCGGGGATCAGGTTGGTTCCGATAACATCGAAGCCAGCGATCTGTGGCAGGCGTCCGTTTTGGATCGCGGTGGCGCTGCCGACTGCGGCGGCGTTTTTGATTCCGGCGTCCTTGAGGAGCGCGCCTTCATAGGAGTTGTCGAGGATCATCACGCGGCTGGACTTGCTCCATTTGGCCTGGTCGAGCGCGGTTTTGATGTTGACCATGTCCTCGCTGTCGAACGCGGAAGCCGCGCCGGTGTGGATCGCCGCGCCGTAGTTGGCGAGGGTGACGATCGAGAGGATGTCGCGTAGGATGTCCTCGGCGAGTTTGCGGCCCTTCAAGAATCCGAGTTGCTCGGGATTGAAGTAAGGCTGGCGGGCGAGTTCCGAGCTGGTGAAGCTCAAGGCTTGATACTTGCGCTTGTTGACAGTGATCTCGCGGGAGTTGATCGCGTTCGTGTCGCCGAAAGCGTAGGTGCCGTTGAAGTCGCTCGTCGCGTCAGTGGCGAGAGGGAAAAACGGAACGCTGATTTTGTCGGTGCCTTGCAGTGGGACCGAGTTGAACACGGTCGAGAAGGAGTTGATCGGGAGAAGTGCCTCGCGGAGCGCGATGAGAGCGCTGTCGAGGACGACATTCAGTTTGAGTTCGGAGCTGATGGTAGTTGCCATTTTAGTGGGTGGTTTGGATTAGGTGGTGGTTGGGTTCGGTGATTGGTGAGGTGTCAAACGCCGTGCAGTCTCGAGTGGGCTTCGAGGGCTTTGCGGTTGGCGCGGAAAATCCGGGTCTTGTCGGCGCCGGTTGCGCTTTTCCACTGGTCGTAAATGGATCCGGAGTCTTGCACTTGGTCGACGGCGGGAACGACGCGGGCAGGCGAGAGGCCGAGGGAACGCTCGAGGCGGTCGAGGTCTTCGCACTTGGTGGCGAGTTCGCCTTTCACGAGTTCGAGTTTGGACTCGATCGCTTTGGCGTGAGCTTCGGCGGCTTCGGCACGGGCGATGACTTCGTTGTATTTGGCGAGGATCGCGTCGGCTGCGGTGGCGCGAGCTTGTGGTTCGGCGGGAGCGGGTTGCTCTGGCTCGGGTGTTGGCTCGACAGAATCGGCAGGGACGGCGACCTCTTCGACGATTTCGGGGGCGGGAGTTTCGACAACTTCGGGAGCGGATTCGCTGACGACGGTGTCGAGGACTTCGGGAGCGGTGGGCTCTTGGGTTTCAGGCTGCTGGGTCATGCCCGAGGCGAACTTGTCAAATCGGGCGCGGAGTTGGGCGGGGGTTGCGGTTGCTGCGGCGGCCACGCCTTCCTCGATGGCGTCGGCGAATCCGAGGGCCACGGCTTCGACAGCGTCCAGCCAGGTTTCTTCGTCCATCATTTGCGCGATGCGGTCAGCCTCCATGCCGGTCTTGCGGACATACGCGTTTCGGAGGGAGTCTTTGAGTTTGTCGAGGAGAGCGGCTTCGCGGCGGAGCTGGTCCGAGTCGCCTGCACTGACGGTCCACGGGTTGTGGATCATGAGGAGAGCGTTGTCGGCGATGTAGACGGGAGCGCCTGCCATGGCGATGACCGAGGCCATCGAGGCGGCAAGCGCGTCGATGTGGACGGTCAGCCCGCCTTTGTGGCGGCGAAGGGCGTTGTAAATGGCCGTTCCCTCAACCACGGACCCACCGGGCGAGTTGATTCGGAGGTGGATGTGCTGGCCTTCGAGTTTGCCGAGGTCGCTGAGGAATTCTTTAGAGCCTGAGCCGAAAGCACCGACCTCATCATAGAGATGGATCGTTGCCTCGCCGTTGTCGGATTTTTCCAATGCATAGAATTTCGGGGTGGGTGTGGTCATGGTTGTGCGGGTGGTTGAATGGGTTGCTCGGCGGCATCCGGCTCGGCGGGTTGTTGCGCGGCGATGCCGTTGCGGAGGGAGTTCGGGAAGACCTGCGAAACATCGAGGCCGAGGGCGTCGCACTTGGCTTTTCGGCGGAGGTAGGTGTCGATGACATCGTCCTCTTCCTCGGTGGCGCGGAGGCCGAGCATGTTGTAGTATCGCGTGGGGCTGAGGTGGCCTTTGTCGAGTTGCTCGCTGTAGGCGCGGGCGTCGCGGCCGCTGTCCACGGTGATCTTGCGGGGGGCGAGCCATTCGTGCCGCCACCAGTCGTCGCCGGGGTATTCGAGGCGACCGGCCTGCATTTCATGCCAGAGCCAGTATTTGTAAAACGGCCTGCAAAACTGATCGATGACCTGCTGCTGCAGGCGCTCGAGGAAGTTCTGAGTGACTTCCAAAACGGCGCGTTGCTCGGTGCCTGCGAGGCCGACATTGACCATCATCGCTTCGGGCGGGAGGCCGATGGCGAAGGCGACATCCGAGCGGAGGGCGCGCATGACGGCTTCGTAGGTCTGGCCGGGAATGTCGTTTTTGAAGGCTTCGAGCTTTTCGCCGGGCTTGAGCCGCGGGAGCAGGATGCCGTTCGGGAGGTCGCTGGTGGTGAGGTCGCCGACTTCGTTGCTGGTCGTTTTCATTCCAGCGCCGAGGCCAATTTTGGCGACTTCGGTGGATGTCACCATGTAGCCGATCTGTGCGCCGGCTTTGTAAGCGCCCTTCACGAATCCGTTGATTTCGGAGATGTCGCGGAGGTTGGCGGCGGCAGAGTGAAACCACGAGACGCCACGGGGTTGTCCTTGGCGGCGGATGTGGCGGAAGTGGAGGATGTCTTCGGCGGGGACGCGGAGGCCGTCTTCGCTGTTGAGCGTGTAGGCGGTCGGCGCGCCGTAGCGGTCGAGGATGACGCCATCGTGCGAATCGGTGGCGAAGGATCCGGCACCGCCGATGGACTCGCCGCCGAGGAATCGGACGCGAGCCGCGCCTTCTTTGGTCTGGAGGAATTGCGCGAAGAAGTCGCCGTCGATGGCGACCTGGCGAAGGATGAGACTTTGCGCGGTATAAAAATTGACCTGTGCGCCGGCGTCGAATGCCCAGGCTTCGGCGCAGTTGCGGTCCTCAAAATACTGATCGACCTTTTTGTTCCACTCGGTGTTCGAGGTTTTGGGCTGAACGACGATGCCGGTGCCGATCGCGCGCTGGGCGAGGTGTTCGACAATGTAGGTGGCTTGTGGCGCGTTGTTGTAGAGCCAGCGCGAGACCTTGAGGATTTCAAGTCGGCTGTGCGCGGTGAGTTCGCGTTTCGGGTCGGTCGTCGGAACCCATATGAGGCCGCGATTTAGAGAGGGCTGGGCGGCTTCGAAGGCGGCGGCTTTGGCGTCGAGCTTGCGGGGGCGGCCTGCTCCGGGGCGAGTTCCTCCCCAACTTGATTTTTTTGATTTCGCGGACACGCCCGAGGGCGCGTGTCAAATGGCGGTGCCGTAGCGGGAGCGGTCGGCGATGTTGAAAAGTTGGCGGCCGTTCGGACCTTCGGAGAGGATTTCTTCGAGGGCTTGCAGGAGGAGCCATTTTGGAAACGAGACCTGTCCGCTGGATGCGGTGCCGTCGCCGCTGATGCTGGTGATGACGACCTCCTCGGAGGCGGAGAGGAACGCGGCGTCGGCGAGGGCCTGGAGTTCGGCGGTGTTCTTGGTGCGGCGGAGGTAGGATTTAACGCCGCTGATTTTGTCGAGGTCGGTCACGCCTCGGCGGGCGTGTCAAAGAATCAGCGGTTTAACCACAGAGAGCACAGACGACACAGAGGGGGAGGAATTCAAAGGCGGGATTCGATATACTTCCCGCGCGACTGGTCGCCGCGCTGGCGGTCGAGCTTGTCCCAACTTTCCGGCTGCATGGAGACGCTGCGCGTCACGGCGGTTCGGCCTTTGGCGTTCTTTGATTTCGCTCCTTTGGGGCGGCCCGATCCTTTGCGCGGGCCGCCGTGGGTGGTGGTTTTTTTTTTCATGGCCTTGGGTAGTAGCCGGAGGGCGTGTCTACTTGGGTGAGTGCTGGATTCTTTTGCAGGATTTCGGCAGCCTGGTCTTTCGTGATTTCTTTTGAGACGACGGCTCGTGTGCCGATGGTTTTGAATTTGATTTCGGTTTTCATTTTTTCGAGCGGGTGGATTTGAGGTTGTGGGCGATGAGGAGGCTCTCGGATTTTTCGATGGCGAAGGTCAGTTCCTCAAGCGTGTTTTTCAACTGCTTGCCGAACAGGACGAGGTAAGCCAGTGCGTTGTAGAGTTGTTTATCTGAGGTTTTCATTTTTGTCGTGTTGGTTGGTGGCGCGGGGATCGAACCCGCGCCGGGTGGAGGTTAGGCGGTTATGGTGTTTTCTTTGCCGCTCGTAATAACGACAGCTTGGCGCTCTGCGCCAAAAACTGTAATCGGCACATCCAACTTCACGAAGTGAATGTATGAGTCATTCATTGTATGGGGACGGCCATAATCAACAATTCCGCTGTATTTTTCTCCGTAGTATTCGCCTGTGACCTTTGTTCCGATTTCGTAGATGTTCATTTTGTCGTTTTGGTTTTTGTGTTGGTTTGGTGGCGCGGGGTGTTGCCCCCTCGCCGGGTGGGGTTAGGCGGCGAGCTGGCGATCTGCGCTGAAAATTGGGGCCATGCTGTAACGCTCCGGGCAGATTTGTTCGACTCCTTGCCATTCATAAATTTTGGCTTTGCGGACTTTGCCGTCATATTCGATTTGTGCTGTCTTAGGGGTGCGGGAAATTATCCGCATGGTGTAGATGCACTCGTGATTGCATGTTGAGCGTGTGGCGAGAATTTGGCCGGCTTTGATTTTGGTGTCTTGTGTTGTGGTGATGTTCATTTTGTCGTTTTGGTTTTTGGTTTTCGTCGTCGCCGTGGTGGCTTCGATCTGGAATGACTTTCTCACGAACTTGATTTCTCGTCAACAACTTTTTTTCAAAAAATGAAAATATTTTTGGAGGCTTGCGGAGCCTCTTAAAACCTAGCTCGGCGGGCGGGTCAGGTAAAAGGTTCGGAGAAAAGTTCGGGGAAAAGTTCGGGGATCATATCGGTGAGCGCACCGAATTGGTCAGAACATGCCGAAGATTTTGCGAAGATCGTCCACGCCTTTTGAGTCGGTGCCCGGCGTGTGTTCGATCTCGTCTTCGCCTTCGTGAAAGGCGTAGTCCCATGTTTGGTCGAAGAGTTTGCGCAGGCCGCGCGTTGATAAAGTAACATTTCCATCTCGCTCGAAAGCGGGATTTTTTGCCGTGTAGATTTTCCAGAGTTGGGATTTTTTCACAGGTCAGTTTTTCAAGATGTGCCAGGCGACATGGCAGAGTTTTACGGCGTCCATGTAGTGATCTTGCGCGACGGATTTCCACACGAACTCTTGCCCGGTGGCGGTCTTGCGGGGGACGAGGCGCTGGCCGCTCATGCCGCGTAGGAAGTCCTCGGTGGTGTCGCGCGGGATGGCGAGCGGGGGCTTGCCGTTGCGGATGCGGTCGATGAAGAGTTCCGTTTTGATGGCGTGGTCAACGAAGGTGTAGAGCACGACGCCGGGGAAGTCGTCGATGACGGTGCGCCCGATGCGGCTGCCGAAGGTTGCGCCGGAGCCTTTGGCGGCGTGCCAGAATCCGGCGCTGGTTTGGCAGGCGGTGTAGACGCGGAAGGTGGCGAAGCCGGAATCCATGAGGCCGCACTCGGGGCGGACTTCCTGCCCGCTGGGTGTGCGGTAGATGCGGCGGGGCGAGTCGGCGAGGAGGTCTTCGATGGTGAGCGTGGTGCCGTAGTCGAGGACATAGCTCTGGCCGTTGGCGTCGAAGGCGACCGTGGTCCAGTGCTGTTTATCCTGGCCGATGTCGGCGCAGGTGACGATGTGCGCTGGCTCGATCGGGCAGGTGCCGCGCGTGTAGTCGCCTCGGAGGCTGAGAATGTTGGCGTCGCCGATGCTGGTCTCGACCTGTTCCCACGGCATGGCCATCGTGCTGTTCGTGAAATCTTGGAGGCCGTTGAGCGTGTCCTTGTCGCGGAGGAATTTCACCGCGAGCGCGCCGAATGTGCAGGAGCGCCACGGCGCGTAGAGGGAATTGAGGTGGAAGCTGCGAAAGCCGCGCTGGGCGCTGGGGTTTGTGGCCTGCCACTTGCCGTCTTGCAGGGCTTCGATTTTCTGGCCGTCGTTCCACTCGCCTCCGCACCGCTGGCAAATGTAGCGCGCGGATTCTTCGACGCGGGCCATGTTCCACTTGCCGGCCACTTTTGCCTCGGTGTCCCACTTGACCTGTTCCCACAAAAGCTCGATGCGTTCGTGGCAGTGCGGGCAGGCGAGCATGAATTTTTCCTGCGTGCCTTTCTGGTATTCCTGCCATATCGCGCCGTCCGGCGTGGTGGGTGTGGATGTCTTGACGCGAAGCGCGCCGACGAAGGACTTGGTGCGGTTCTCTGCGAGGAAGAGCGCGGAGGTTTCTTGGTCGGTCTCACGGGCGAATTTGTCCACCTCGTCCATCAGCAGCAGACCGGCGGGGCGGCTGGCGAGGTTTGCCGGGGAATTGCTGCCGACGAAGACGAGCGAGCACCGAGAAAAATGCTGCTCGAGGTTTTTGAAGCGGTGCCGGTCCGCTGGCTTCTGAGCGGCGAGCGTGGCGCTGTCGTCGAAGAGCGGGAGCCAACGCGTCTCGGAGAACGATCGGGCGAGGCCTTCGGTGGGCATGACCCACACGACGGGCTGGGGTTTGTTGACGATCCGCCAGGCGGTGCCTGCTTGGACCATCGTCGTCTTGCCGGTCTGCGTTCCAAACACCAGCACGAGGTCGGAAACATCGACATCGCCGAAGCACTCAAGCGGCTCGCGGAGGTAGGGCGTGAGGCGGGTGCTGAAGTTGCCGGGCATCTGCGTTTGCCGCTCGCTCAAGATTACTTCGTCAGCGCACCACTCGGTGACGGTGCGCCTGTCAATCGGTGCGTAGATCGAGCGCAGGTGTTCGCGCAGGGCTTCGGCGGCGGGGGTCATGGTTTTTTTTTCAACTTCATCCCGTAATTGTTTACGGAGTTTTGTATTTTTAAACCTTCGCGCCGAATCAGTTTCATTTTTTTGAAAGGAGTATAATCAACATGGTGGTGAATCCTTTGATATTTCCAGACGACTTCAGTCACATCTGGATGCTCGCGTTTAAGCATTTCGGATTTGTCTTTTGTTCCGCCCTTGTAAAGCTCGTCGGTATTGCCTCCCTTAATTGTTTGCGTTCTGAGTTTTCCTTGTAAAAACGCATTAAACTGAATCGTGCACCAGCCTCGCTTGAGCATATCAAGTGAAAGTATTGTGTCCTCGTTATACCTGCCCCGCCACCTAAACGGGATGTCGTTGCGTATCAGGTTACAAGAATAGATTCGCGTGTTGGTTATGTATGGAGGTAAAGCGGAAGCGCCAAATGCAAACATGGCATAATTCGGTCCGGCCATTCCTACATTTGAGTAACGAAGAACAAAATCCTCCATTGCCCGCCACATCGATGCACTTTTGTTTTTGATGCGTTCGTTTCTGTGCATCCGATAAAATGCTTTTATGTTATCGTCCATGATCCAATGGAACTTGTGACCCTCAGAAATAGAATGATCCCAAATAAAGTTTCTGGCGGGTCCAGACCCTGTAGATTTTTCCAAGCCGTAATTGTCGCAAAGTTGATATTTCTTTTTGTAACCCATATCTAACTCAACGACGCGAGTTAAAAGGCCCATTGTTGCAACTGATTCTTTGTATTTTTGAACTTCTTGCGGCTCGACAACTATACTGTGTCGCACGCCCATCTCCGTGAGCGCCTTGGAAGTGATCATGTATTCCGCGCGCCCTTTGCTCGGGATGTAAAGCGGGAATTGTGGGAGAACTTCACTCATCGGATTCCCATACCTGTGCTTTTAAGTTGCGGCGTTCTTTGTCAGGGAACCAAATCGACTTTGTTTTTTCTGTGTAGCTTTGTTGCAGCAATCCGAAAAAGGCCGTCACATCTTCTTCACGATCGAAGCTGACCGTGATTTTTCGGAAGCATGGTTCAAGCCCTTCATAGTCCGGCATCCCTTCCCACTCGATTTCTGGCGATGCAGCCAATTCGCCGGATGCTAACAGCTTGTCTATTTCTGCGGAGTTCCAGCCCATGTCTTCGAGGTTCAAGTTGTCTTTGAGATCCGCCAGCTCGAGCTTGAGCATTTCCTCATCCCACCCGCCGCCGATCTCGGCGAGGCGGTTGTCGGCGAGGATGTAGGCTCGGCGCTGCGTGTCGGTGAGGTGGCCGAGGCGGATGCAGGGG